ATCGCGCGTGAATGCTCCGAGAGCCGCCAGGAACCATGACATGCCGATCAAGAACGCTATGAACGGGATGAAAATGAACGGCAGCAAAAGCACCGTCACGGGCAGCTCGCCAATCACCGCCAATTGGAACAGCAACATCACCCCCAAGGAGATCAGCGTNTAGGCCGTGGCGCGCAGCGTCGAGATCACCGCCAGCATNTCGCTGGGAAAGATCGTCTGCTTGATGAAATGGGTGTACTCGTGCAGCAGCATCGGTGCACGAAATGCCATCTCTGAGAAGAAATTGAAGATGATGAGGCCGCCGAAGATGAATAGGGCGTAACCGGCCTGGCTCTTGGCCAGATTATCGGGCAGCGGCAGAGTCAGGGCCGTGCTGAACACCAAGGAATAGACGGCGATCATCAGCAGGGGCGCAATGATCGCCCAGATCCAGCCGGCGATCGACCCTTTGAAGCGCTCGCGAACCTCGCGCCGCAGGATCGCAGCGATCAGGTCACGATGCTGCAACATGCGGACGAATGGCTTCACGATGAAGCTGAAGAGGCGCTCGATCGGGCCGAGATTTTCGACCACGATCTGCTTGCCGTTGACGACTTTCACCGACGGCATGAGCCGTTCTTCTCCTTCTTGGGTCCAGTGGTGAGCCCGGTGGGGTACGATCCCACGACCCTCTGATTAAAAGTCCGCACGGCCTACCTGCCATAAAATCCTTGCGGGTCAAGCCTTTAGGGGGAGCCGCGTCTAACGTCAACACACACTTATTACACTGTGGTCTAACGTCACTGCGCCCCTCCCCACGGCAACCCATTGTGCGTTAGCTCGACCAGCCGGCGCACCGATTGCGAGAGACACCGGGCCGCATCGTGGGTCAAGACAGCCAGGGCCGGCTCGTCCAGATTGAAGCGATGGGTAGTCCCGCCCACCTTTTCGGTGACGACCAGCTCCAGGCGACCGTCCACCGACAGGATCATGGCGCGTGCAGAAACCATGTCAGGCTCCCCGGCAGGCGCGGGACTGGTCGCGCAGGCGGCCATAGTCCGGCATGAAGGTGCCCCGCACCACACTGTCCTTGGGCAGGGACTGCAGCTCCTCCGCCCCCTGCCTCTGCTGCTCGGCCGTGTATTCGACCTCGCGCGGGCAGGCCGGGCTAAAACCTGCCGTCGCGCAGCCGCTGGTCGACAGCGTCAGGAGTGCGAGGGCCGTGAGCGTCCGCATCGGTAATGCTCCTCTGTGTCTCGATTGTCGTCTTGAGGCCGCCGGCCTCGCGGGCATCGCCGCCCGCATCGTAGAGCCACCACGCGACCGCCAGCACTCCGGCAGCCGCGACGCCGGCCAGGATCAGCCGGGGCGTCATGCTCAGACGATCCCCTGCCGGGCCATGTCCAGCCGGGTCTTCACGATATCCCGGCCCTTCCAAATCCAAAGGACGCCCAGGATCACGAGGACGGCGCCGAACACGGCGGCGAGCTTCCAGTCCATCCCCGATAGCGCCGCCGCGAACGGCGAGGCGGCACCGGCCGCCGTCGCCACCTTGCCCAGGTTGATGCCCTGCTTCGCGTCCTTGACGATTGTCGAGCTGGCCGGGTTCGGGTTCACCACGTTGCCGCTCGCCGTGACTTCGTAGCCGGCCGGCGCCGCCACCTCGACCCGCTCCATTCCCGCCGTGTAGCCCTTGATGGTGCGCAGGATCGAGCCGAGCTTCGCGGCATAGGCCGGATCGGTCGCGTAGCCGGCGCGCTGAAGCGCCGCGAAATAGGCTTCGTCCCCCTGCTTGGCAAAGACCCCGGCATTGCGATACCGGCTGTTTTCCGTCAGGAAGCGGAAGTGATCCGCGAAGCTGTCCGCAATCGAATCGTAGTCCCGGAAGCGGTCGACCATCTGCATGTTCTGCCCGTCGATATGCTCCCACGTCTGCACGTCCTGCGTCTTGCCGGCCCAGCCACCGGCCGCCTTGATCCCGAAGATGTTGTTGCCGATCGCCGCCTTGCCCCAGCCGGTTTCGAGCGCCGCCTGTGCAATGATCGCCTCCGGCGATATCCCGATCATCCGCGCCGTCGGCTCGGCACCGGGCATCAACTTGGCGACCCACTTCGCGCGCATCTGGTCGGCGCTGTTCGCCGGCATGCGCATGATCCTGTAAACGACTTTTTCCATTGCCTTCTCCTTTCAGAACTTCTTGAGGACGTACTGGATGGCAATCGCGACCAGGCCGCCGAACAGGCTGCCAAAGGCGGCGATCGCGGCGAGGACGCCACCGCGACGAGCCTCGATCAGTTCGAGCCGGGCCAGCCGCGCATGCGTGTCCTGATCGGCCGCACCAAGCTCGGCATGACGCTTCGAGCCTTCGTCCAGCCGCCGATTGATCGCCTTCAGCTCGCCGTTGATTTCGCCCAGGCGGTGGTAGATTTGGTTGCTGTCCATCACGAGCCTCGACGGTAGAGGTTGACGATGGCCTCTCCCGGCCGATCGAGGCCGAAGAATGAGATGTGCGTGCAGGGATTGTTGTTGTTCGGCAGCCCAAACGTCTGCTGGAGGCCGGCAAAGACCGGATTGGAAGCGCGCGTTGCGCGCACGGTAGGGCCGCCGATCTGAAAGCACATGTCCGTCAGGCGCGCGAACACCGTCATCACTTCGCCGGGCGAGCCCGGCAATTTGACGGCCACACTCCCGGCGTTGTGCGGCACGTCGATCCAGACGCCATCACGGCCCGCCGTCAGTTCGAGCGGCACGTTGATCGAGAACTCGACACCGATTGACTCAGGAATCATCTTCGCTCCTCTCCGCTAGGCCGCCGCCGGCAGGAACACGGTGCCGCTGCCCTCGTCGTTCACGACGAAGCCATCGTCGTTGGCCGGCCAGCCGATGATCTGCGCACCCTCGGCGCCAGTGCCGATGGCGATGTCGACCGTGCAGCCGCGCGTGTTGATGTTGCCCGCGACCAGCCCCTCGCCGGCCTGCACTTGACCAAAGCTGTAGATCGCATTCTCGCCGCCGCCGGTCTTGTTTGCCGTCGCCGCGTTGAGCGCGACGAAGCTGTAACGGTCGGCGTCGATCTTCGTGATCTCCCACGTCGGGTTGGTGTCCGGGTCGTTGTTCGGGTCGATGCCGCCCAGATCGCTCGCATCGACGTACATGAACAACACGTCGTCCCCCGTCTCGTGATCATGGCCGGGCGAATTGACGATCACGACGTTCGAGCCCGCCGTCGTCGTGAAGGCATCGACCGGCAGGTAATCGCGGTCGACCACGGTGCCGCCCTGGATCGCCAGCGCCGTGCCGCAGGTGTCGGCGAACAGCGCCTTCAGGACGTTCTTGTTGCCGCGCAGCGCGGCGGCGGTATTGCAGTTCACCGCCGCCACCGACTCGATGATGTTGCCCAGCGCGTTGACCTGCACGTTGAGGCACTGATTGAGGTTCGCGCCCTGCAGCGCCTTGATGATCGCGCCCCGGCCGCCCACCGTCGCGCCGTTGGCGTTGGTCCGGCTCGCATGCGTATTCTCGATGAAGACCGCGTCGGCAATGAACCAGACGCCGCCCAGCCCGTTCGGTGCCAGCTCATCGCCCGGACGGCCGCGCAGGCCAGAGCGGCCACGCATGTCGCCCTTGACCCGCAGGACGCCGACATGGAAGCCACGGCCGCGCAGATCGAGGCCCGCGTCGCCGTTCGAGAACTGCGAGGCCCATTCGCGAATCCCCGTGCCGCCGCCCGTCCCGGAGCTGGCGGCCGCCTCGTTCATCTCGATCCGGAAGCCGTTGGGGATCTTGCCGGTGATGGTCCCGGTGCCCGACATGTTGACGCCGCGCACGATGCCGGCGTCGAACGTGACCTTGATGCCGGGCGAGAAGCCGTTGCCGACGTGGGCGACGGTGACGATCTTCGAGCCGGCTTCCATCGTGAACGGAGTGGCCGCCAGGACGAAGGCCGGGCCGTCGACGCCGATGCGATAGAGCCCGAAATGCTCGACCGTGAGGTGCTCGATATCGTTGGCGTCGTTGTCGTTGGCGCGGTTCTTGATGTCGATGCCGTCGCTGTCGGTCTCGACGATCCGGACGCGCCGGATGATGAAGCCATCGAACCAGCCGGCGCTCTGCAGGCCGATGCCGTAGCCCGCCGAGCCCCGGATGATGATGTCGTCCAGGACGACATTGCGGATCGCCGTGGCATCGAGGCCGAAGCGGAAGGCGTGGAACCCCTTGGTCGGGTCCTGATACTGGCGGTTGCCCCAGATCGTGAAGCCGCGCGCATGGAACTCGCCCGCGCCTACCGACTGCAGGACGTGCGCGTTCATGCCGTCGAGGGCGAAGAAGTTGGTCAGGTCGCCGGCGGCGCCGACCAGGAACACGCCGTCGCGCATCAACAGCGTGCCGCTGAGTGCGATCCATCCGGGCGGCAGTTCGACGATGCCGCCGCCAGCGTCCGCTACCTTGTCGATCAGCGCCTGCAGAATGGCCCGCGCATCGACCGGCGGCGCCGACGAGAGCCAGCAGACGCCGTGGAGGAAGTTGGAGTTAGCGGCCCACTGCGTGCCTTCCAGCGCCAGCCACCGGTCGTCGATCCGCCGGGCCGACCGCTCATTGCCGTTGGCGGGATGCGCCCGCTCCGTGACGCCGTGCCAGCCGCCCGCCCGCACATGCAACGGGATCGGGTTGTCGTTGGCGAAGCCGTGCTTCTTGCGCAGCTTGACCTTGACGCTGCCGTCCGTGTGTTCCGCCGCGTCGTCGATCCGCATCATCGACGACGTGATCAATCCAGACGGGAAGACCTCCCCGGAAACCGTGAGGGCAACCGCCTCACCCGGAAGTGACTTGCTGTGACGGGCGCGCTGGCGTTCCAAGGCGAGCCCTACTCTTCTTCGTCCGGCGGCTCGACGTTGCCTTCGACGATGACGGCGGCGGCGCGCATGGCCTCGCCGCCCTCGGGTTCAACGAGGACTTGCCCGTTGAACTGCTCGGGCGGCCCCAGCAGCGGCGTCACCCAGCCCGGCAGGCTCTGATACTTGCAGGGATCGCAGTAGGCATAGGGATCGGGATGGAACGGGTTGCGCCCATCCGCATCAGACCAGACACGATAGGCTTGCGCCTCTGCCTCCTTGTCCTGCGGCCAGAAAAGCTGACGGTTCGGCATGTCAGGCTCCTATCGTCCAGTTGAGGTAATCGCGCATCCGCTTGGCTTCGTCGGGCGGCAGCCGGCCATTGACCGGCACCACGTCGCCGATCGCGCCGTTCCAGAAGTTGGCGGGCGTCGTGCCGGCATTGCAGCCGAGCGCCGAGCGGCCGGTGCCCGTGCCGAGCGCCGACGTGACGGTGGTCGTGACCACGCCGTCGATTTCCAACGACACGGATGTCGTGTCGAAGACGCAGCGCAGGACGTGCCGGGCGCCGAAGGCGACCGTCGTGTCCTGGGCGAACTGCTGCGACGTGCCATCGCGGCCGATCGCCTGTGCCCGGTTGGCGCCCGAAGCGACGATGCGCGCCGCGGCGCGCTGGTTCGATGCGCTCGACCCGGCGGACACGGCGATGCGCGTGCCGGTATCGGCCACCAGCGCGTCCTGGCGGACGACGGCCCAAATCTCGCCAGGATCGGCGCCCGACGCGAAGGGCGGGACGGCCGGCCGTTCCAACCGGTCGTCCATCCCATCGAACACGAGGCCCGGCCGGCCACTGCCGAAGGCGTCACCGTTCCAGACGGGACGCCGCGAGCCCGTCGTCTGAATGAGCAACGCACTCCCGATGACGTTTCTGTACGTCTCCACCGCGCCTCCCGACAGGGACAGGGTCAGCACCTCGCGCGGATTCCACCACCCCGCGACCTGCCGCGATGCGACCGGCGTCCAGGGACGGCGGATCAACAGATTAAGCACGAGCCTGAAAGCCCTTGAGGTGGCCCGTGAGCGTCGTGCTATTGGCCGACGACGTGAAGTCGCTCAGCGTCTGGTACTGGACCCACAATCGCTTGCCGCCGCTCTCCGGGACACAGACGAAGTGCCCCACGCCGCCCTCCGGCAGGAGATTGCCGAAGGCGCCGTCCGACATCGCGAAAAGCGTGCCGATGAAGGTGCCGATGAGCCCGGCCTTCTTGTTGGCGAAAGCCGCATTGTCGCCCGCGCCGACGCCCGAATCGGCAGTCGGGTCCGAGCGATAGACCCAGGCGCGCACCAGCTTGCCGCCGAGGCCCGTATCGTTCGTATCGAGCCCGATATGCGTCAGGATCAGCGGCGCATCGTCGAGGTCCGCAACGGTCGCCGCGAGAGCCGTGACACTCCCGGCCGCTCCATCGTTGGAGATGCTGTCGTTGATGCTGTAGGGCGTCGTGTTCGCCGGCCGCGTCAGCGTCGCGAAGGCGACGTTGATTGGCCCGTAAACCGCGCCGCTCGGCAGCGCCTCGCCATCGCCGCCATAGAGCCGGACGGGCTTGATCGACCGACCGAATGCGTCTGTCTGTGGATTCTCCATGTCTTTTCTCCTTTCCAGGGCCGGGCGCTAGAACCGCCACTCGAAGCTGAGTCCGCTCTGAATCCATGTGCTGTCGTTGTCGCCGACAAAGGCGTTGTTGCCGGTGTTCGAGCTGCAGAATTCGAGGGCCTGCACGAAATGGAAGCCGAGCATGGAAGTGGCGAAGGTCCGCGCCCAATGCCGCGAAGCCACTATCCGATTTCGTGCCCACCTGCTTGCTGTGCGCCGCTGGGCGCCGTCGTCGAATCGAAGCCGATACCGACCAGCGCGTTCGATCCTCCGGACACCGTCGCGCTGTAGGCCGTCGCGTCATAGCGCGCGCGCAACACGTCTTCCCGCAGACCGGCCACAGCCGACACCCGCATGCCGTCGGACGCATTCGCCGACCGCCATGTCGACGTGTTGTAGGCCCAGGTGTTCGTCGTATCGCCGACGAACCCGGCTACCGGCACTCGATTGAAGCGGTTCCAGAGGCCGATCAGGGCCGCCTCTCCGCCCACGGCGCGGTTGCCCAGCTTGAAGTCGACCGTGCTGGTGCCGTTCGTGCGGACCGTGCCGACATACAGACCGGCGCCAGCCGCAGGCCCGTTCACGATGGCGTGCTTGTTGACCTCGAAACCCTGCACCACTTCGAGTTCGCTGGTGTCAGCGCCCACGCCGCGCGCCGTGTCGCTGGCCCAGAGCGGCCCGCGCGTCAGCCGCAGCGTCCCGGCATCGCTCCAGACGAAGAAGTCATAGTTCTTGTTCGTGGTCGCGGCGGCCGGCCCCGCCTTGCCGGTGCCCGTCGCCGTCAGGTCGTTGCTCAGTTCGGCGAAGGTGCGGACGGCGAATTTGGCGCCGTCCCAGATCGGCAGCACCGCGCCCAGGTACGGCGTGAAATAGACCACGCTCTTGTCCACCGTATCGCCCGTCAGCACCGCGACGCCGGACGTGAGCGTCAGCCGTCCGCAGGAGGCGACCGGCGGCGGCACTGCGATCGCAGCCACCGCCGCTTCCACCGCCGCCAGATCGATGACCGACGCCGCCCCGATCGCGCTCCGCGCGGACTCCTGATTGGCAACCTGCGCAAGCGCCTCGCCCAGCGTCGAGAACAGCACGCTTCCAGCCGGCACCGAAACCAGCCCCGTGACCTTGCCGTCCTCCGTTACGCCCAGCACGCGCCCGATCAGCGACGAGAGTCGCGGCAGCTCGTCCAGCACCGCATCGTCGGCCGGATGAAGCCGCACGGAACGCGACACCGTGCGCCGCAGCTCCTGTATCAGCAGTGTCAGCCGGTCGAAGTTCGCTTCCTCGACCTCACCGCCCCGGCTCAGGAAGTCCTCGATATCGGTTTCCTGAAGCGCCTCGCTCACGCGCTCCACCACGATCAACCCGTCCGGATCGGCCGTGAACGGCTCCTCCGCCGTGATCGTGATGCCCGCCGCCTCGCCCAGGCCCGACACCGACCAGTCCGGCACCGCCACTTCGGCGCCTTCTTCGTCGAACTGCCGGACCCGCACTTCGCTTTCCTTCAGCACCATCAGGCCGGGACAGTCGACGACGGCGGTCACGCCATCGGGCACGGCATACTGGACGGTCTTCTCGACATCGACGGTCATCGCACCGCCTCCGTGGGCTGGAGCCAAAACGTGTTGCCATTGTCCTTGAGGGTCCGGCGCTCCATGCGCGCGGCCCATCCGGGATTGAGGTTTTCGGAGAGCGGCCACAGCACGAAGTAATCGAGCGCCGGCCGCACATAGAACAGGTTGGCGAAGGGCGTGTTGGCCGCGAGGAAGCGCAGCGATTGCGCCGCCGCATCGTCGCCCGAGCGCACACGCGCCCAGATTTCCATGAGATCGTCCACCGCGCCGAAGGTCGGACCGGCGGCCGTGTTGAGCGCCGACCGGCCGAAGCGGTTGAACTCGCCGAACAGGAAGTCGCCATAGAGGCCAAGGCCACCGCCCTGTGCCGCCGCCGCCATCAGCAGCTCCGGCGAGATCGGCCGCGCGTCGCGCCCCTTGAGCATTTCCTTGGCTTCAAGCGACAGCACGCCCATCGCCGTGAGCTGGCCGATCAGCGCGCCCAGCCGCGCCACGCCCGACATCGACGGTCCCTCGCCGTGCCCGTACAGCTCGCGCCCCATGACCTTCGAGATCATCGCGAGCGGGAAGCCCTTGAACTGCATCAGGAAGCGCAAGCCCTCGCCCAGCACCGTGCCGCGCTCCGTCCCCATGTTCATCATCGCCCGCTCGCGCGCGCCAGGCGTGGGAACCGCAAAGTCCGCCCGGTCGCGGATCAAGGCCGTCCATTGCGACGCCAGCCGGTCGCGTGCCTGCAGCATCGCGCGCTCGCTGGGAACGATGTTCGGGTCCCGCTCCGTCGCCAGGGCGAGGAATTCCCCCAGCGGCGCACGCCGTGCGCCCTCGCCCGTCATGAACGAGCGGCCATCCTCATGCGTCTCCACGCCGTGACGGCGCAGAATGTCCCAGCCGCGCGCGTCGATACCGTACATGTCGAGCAGCCGGCGATGCTCCGGGATCAGCTCATCGAACTCATTGCCCGCCGCCCGCGCGAAATCGAAGCTGGTCGCCAGCGTCGCCGTGCGCTTGTGCGCGTCCGTCCACCAGCCGAGCAGGTTGAAGCGGAAGAACATCTGCTGCAGTTTCGAGATACGACCCGGCAGTTGCTCATTGCCATTGAGGCGCGCCGCGACACTGCCAGTCAGCACATCGTTCCCGACATTCACCATGTCGAGGATCCTCTGCCGCTCCGCATCCGGACGGCCGCGCACCAGCCCACCCAGCGCCTCGCCGTAGCCGTCGAAGGCGCCGCGCCCCTGATACTTCAACTCCGATGCCAGGGTGACGATATCGCCGAACGACGACATCAGCGCGCCACCCAGCTTCGCCATGCTCTCGCACCGCGCGCCCACGACGCGGCATAGGCCGCCAGCGTCTCGTTATGGGCCGACGCCGTCTTGCCGGTGATTTCCGCCATCTGCCAGGAGGCCAGCGGCGCACGCAGCCGGTTCGCCAGAGCCCGGTCGCCTTGCGCGACGGCACGATCCACCGCCCAATTGACCAGTTCATCGTGCATCCGCTCCGGGTTCGGACCGAATTCCTCGAGCAGCGCAATGGTGCGGGCGTTGCCGTCGAACTCCGAGAGGATGTTTTCGGCCAGCGTATGACTGCTGTACTTCCGCATCATTTCCAGCTCGGCCGCCGCGTTGGCGAAGTGGAACACGCGATGCGCCGTGGAGCGCGCGTTGGCGACGTTGCCCGGCCCCGACATCGACACGACGCCCTCGAAACGCGGCCGGTCGCCCCGACGCCACTGGTCGGAGACGATGTTGTTGTAGGCCTCGCGCAGGAAGCCTTCGCGATCCGACACCGCGCGGCGGAGTCCGCGCTGCAGCCGGGACATTTCCCCTTCCAGCTCGTTCAGCAGATCGAGGCCGCGTTCCGCCCGCGCGAGATCGGCGAGCGCATCCTGCACGTCGTCGAAAGCGCCCTCCGCGTTGGCGTCCACCACGTCGCCGCGCTGCCGCTCGCGCTGCAGCCGATCGTGCAGCGCCCGGAGCCGCGCCTGCTCGCGGTTGAGCGCCACCCGCGCTTCGAGACGCGCCGCGCCCGTGCGTTGCGCCCCGGCCTGCATCCGGTCGAATTCGGCGATGCTGCCCGCTTCCAGCGGCGTCATGCCGGCCAGGGCGCGCTCACGGGCCGCAAGGTCCATGTAGCGTCCCAGCGCCTCGCCCATCGCCCGCCGCGCCTCTTCGACCTGCCCCTCCAGCCGATCCTCGCGCACCACGGAGCCTTGCGCCGAATTCTCGCGCTGCCGCAGCTTCCGCCGGTCGGCGCTCAACCGTTCGCGAATGGCCTCGATGTCACCCGCGGTCGCGTCGATGTTCGTCTGGAGCTGGTTGCGCTCCGCGATCAAGGCCGTCTGGCGACCCTCGTCCGGATTGAACGTGCGGTCATGATCGAGCGTGCGCAGGAAGTCGTCGCGGAATTCGTCGAAGCCGACCCGCTCGACCAGACGGGGCTCCCAATGATGCTTGGCGGCGAAGCCGTCCAGCCGCCCGCGCATCGAGCCCGCCCGATTTTCGCGCAGCCGTTGGGCCTCGCGCACCCGGTCCAGCGCCTCGAAGATGCGGACGGCGCGCGGATCGGCGTCGGGCTCGCGCCGGGCCGCCGCCACGATCTGGACCTCGAAATCGCGCGACATGAAGAGATCGAAAAGCGGCGGGCCGCCGGGCGACGCCGGGGCGCGCAGATCGGCGATGAGCGCGCCCCAGGCCTCGCCACGGATCGCCTCGTGCAGCGCCGCCACACTCTCGCGCGCGCCCTGTATCGGCGTGTTGATGCCGACGCGCTTGGCTTCGAGGGCAAGCGCCGTATCGACGCCCGAGGCCTCGACCGTTTCCATCCAGGAGGTGACGCGGTTGAAGATCACCCGGTTCATGACGACGTGACGCCGGGCGTTCGCCGCCGCAATCTCCTCCGCCTCGCGCACCGCGCGCGCCGCCGCCAGATAGTCGGCCGGATAAGGGCCATGACCCAGCCGCGCGCGCTCCGCTTCCAGGCGCTCGGCAAAGGCCTCCGCCTCGTCCATCGTAAGCTGGCGACCGACCGCCTGCCCCATCGCGTCCATGCACCGGGCAAAGCTCATGCGTCACCGCCCTTCGGCGCGGCCTTCGGAGCCATTGGCAGGTCGCCGCCGACGCGGCATTGCGCCAGCGCCTCGACGGCCTTGATCGTGTCTTCGTGCGGCTTCACCACGGCCTCAAGGGCCATGCGGTCCGCGTCCGTCAGTTGCTGCGCATAGTCGGCTTCCAGCCGCGCCGCCTCTTCGCGCGGGTCCGGCTCTGGCGTCGCCGCTTCGGCCTTGATCCGGTCGGAGGCCGACACGTCGGCATGGAGATCGGAGGCCGCATCGGCACTCGACCGCTGCAGCGCCTCGACCGATTCGGCTGGGCCTACTCCTTGGGCTTCCTGCCCCTCTCGTCCAGGTCCGCCCTCTTCTGGACGAGCCGCGCCCGCGTCTTCAACGCCATCTGCGCGCGAATCAGCGCCGCCCGCGTTGCCGGCGGCATCGACTTGCCGAGCAGCTCGCCGATGTCCCGCACCTGCCGTCTCAGATCGCTCAATGTCGGCATTGATCCGCTCCAGATCGGCGAGCGTCAGCGGCTCGCCGTCGCCCACCATGTTACCCGGCCTTGCATCCGCCAGCGAGGCCTTGGCGATTGCCAGCTCGTCCGCCACGGCATCGGCCAGTTCCGCATCCAGCCGGTCGCGCAGCTCCAGACTTTCCTCGTCCGTCAGCCGATCCACCCGCGACGCCAGCACCTCGATCCGCTGCCGGCGACTATCGAGCTGCATCAGCCAGGCCAGATCGCGCCGCCGCATGTTGGCGAGGTCCAGCCCCTCGCTTTCCAGCCATTCCGCCGTCGCCTTGAAATAGGCCTGCTGGTCGCGCCACCGCTCGACGTCGGTGTCACCCTCGCGATAGGTGCGACGCACGCCGTGCGCATCGGCCGCCAGATCGTCGAGGAACTGGTTGAGGTCCGGCTCCTCATCGCGCGCCTTCACGTCGGGATAGAACCCGTCGTCCAGGGCAGCCCGCATGACGAATTCGATCTGGTCGCCAATCGTGGTCTTGGGCTGCTTGCCGCGCAGCAGGCCCCGAGACTTCTGGAGATCGGCGGCACGCGCGTCGCCGGCCTCGACGCTCGCGCGGTCAATGCCGCCGCGCGAACGCACGAACTGCGACAACGACTGTGGCTCCGGCAACGGCCGATCCGGCGGCAGGCCCCGCCGCAGCCTCATGGCCTGCTGCAACAGCGCATCGTCAGGCTGCCAGTCGCGCGGAACCGGCGTGCGCCACGTGTCGCCGCGCAGCTCCGCCGTCCGCATCGCGGCCAGGGACGCGAGGCCCTGTTGAAAGAAACGATACTCGCCCACCGGATCGCCGGCCGGCCGCGAGGATGTGCTGCCGGCATCGAGCGCCAGCCGGGACGTGGCCGTCTCGATACGCGGCGGCACGAACGCCGGGTCGCTCCGCAGCACCGCCTCGACATCGACGCGCCGGTCCTGTGCCAGCGCCGCCACCGCGACCCGCAATGCCGTCTCGCGCGTCTGCGGAGTTGCACGGTCCACCGCCTCCGCCATGACCTGCGGCAGCGCGGAAGGGGCGGCGGGAGGCGCGTTCAGGGGCACGCCTCCCGCCTCTGGCGGAGCCTCGGGAGAGGGTAGCTTCCGCGCTCGACGCCAGTCCGAAACCCTACCGCCAAACCAATGCAAGCCGCCGCCCAGGGCGGAACCGAAGGCGACGTTCAGCACCGAGTTGCCGAACCCGTGATCCGGGTCCCAGGCGCCGCGCTCAAGCGCCATGAACGGCTCCAGCGCGGCAGCACCCGCGCCGCCCTCGATCGCGCCTCGCGCCACCCGGCCGGCATTCGGACCCATGCGCATCAGCGCCGTCGCGGCCCGGCTGCCCACCGGCACCACCGGCAGGAACGAGGCGACGATGTTCAGCGGATCGGCCGCGCCCACGAACAGCTCCGCCAGCACCGACACGGCCCGCCGCCGTCGCGCCATAGCCGCCTTCGTTTCGCGCGCGCCGGTACACCGTATCGTTGGCGAGCTGGCGCTGGCGCTCGCGCACCAGCAGGCCGAACTCCACCTCGTTCACGTCCTTGTCGAAGGTGAGCCCCAGCGCCTTCGCCCGCTCCGTCGCCTCCGCCGCCGGGATCAGCGGCGCGCCCTCCTGTACCGTCGTGGCCGAATCGTCGCCGACGACGCTGCCCATGCCATCGAAGGCGGGAACCGTCATTTCGCGCGAGCGCGAGCGCTCCAGCGAGCGCATCAGCGACGGCAGCGGATTGCCCTGCCACGCATCGTCGCCCACCGCCGCGATGTATTCGCCCAGGCTGGCACGCTGCCGCGTCAGGTCGACGTTGGGCAGCGAATTCTCCATCGGATCGAGGGCGACGCTCATTGCCGCGCCCCCGTATCTTCCATGATGGCCTCTTCCACGCCGTTCTCGCCGATCCGGCGCACCGACGCCTTCCGGTTGACCCGGCGCAACGAGGCTTCGAGGTTGCCGTCCTTTGCCGCATCGAAGGGCAGGAACACGGGATTGCCGTCCGACCAGCGAACGGGCTGATTGGGACCGGCGAAGAGATAGGCCCCGGTCTCCTTGGCATCCGACACCCAGAAGCCGAAGGACTGCACCGCGCGCGCGAGCTGGGCGCGACGCTGGGCCTCCGTCAGGGCTTCGAGGCCCGGCCCCACCGGATCGAGCAGATCGAGCTTGCCGAGCTGCTGCACGATGAGGCGCTGCGACATCTGCACCCGCGCCGGTTCCGCGACGGGCTGCCCGTCGATCTTGGGAATGCGGACGTTGCCGACCAGCGCCCAATGCCGGTTGAACGCCTCGTCCCAGGCGTTTTGTGCCGCCGCCGCCGCGCTCTGTCCGGCCGAGTGATTGAGATACGATAGACGCCGCGCCGTCGTGATGAAGGCATCGGCATAGGGCGAGCCGCCCGGCGTCAGGTTGAATGACCGCAGGATTTCCGCGCCCTTCGTGCGCACCATTTCGTCCAGCGTCGACTTCTGGCTGCCGAGCTGCTTGCTCCACTCATCCTCGTTTCAGGGCGGAACGGGCCTCGGACCGAGTGCGGGCGCGATCGAGCGTGGCGTCCCGGCGGCAGCGAGGCCAGCACTTCCGTCTCCGGCGGAAGATCCTTGCCCTGATTGAGCTGGGCCTTGATCAGCGGCCAGTTGTCGGGACCGAAGCCCGCACGGGCCGCATCGACCGCCGCCAGCCGATCCTCGATCTTCGGCGAGTTGAGCTGCGCTTCCAGCCGGGCGGCAGCCGGCTTGGCAAGAAGCTGCTGCGGAATGCCCTCACGCCGCTGCGCTTCGAGCATCGCGGCACTGGCGCGCGCGAAGCCCTCCGCATCGCCCGTCTGTGCCGCCCGCGCGAATTCCTCCGCGACGGTCGGGTAATACTTCAACACATAGCCCGCCGAATCGGCCTTGGCCTCGCGTTCCTTGAGTTCGAGCGCCCGCTGCAGCGCGCCGATTTCCTGCACGTCCTGCAGCGTGAGCGTGCCGCCTTGCGCCGAACGACGATCCTCATTGATCATCGCGATACGCTGGCGTACGCCCTCCGCCGACTCCGACGCGCGGGCATGGTTGATGCGCGAGTAATAGGCATCCAGCGCCTCGACACTCTCGCGCATCTGCGGCCCGCCCAGGTCGGAGGCCTGCTGCAGCAGCGTCGGCAGGTTCGCCGCTTTTTCGCCGGCCTCACGGATCGTCTGGAATTCCTTGAGGCCGTCCTGAAAGACCTTCTGCAGCTCGCGCGTTTCGGCCGTGACCTGCTTGTCGACGGCGCGGGCCACCTGCTTGTCTTCGAGGCTGCCCTGTCCGAGCTTCACAACCGCCTCGCGCAGCTCCGGCAGCGGCCGGCCGGCATAGTCCTCGACGCGATCATAGAACCGCTTGGTCGTGTCGAAATGGCTGGCCTTCACGCCACCCATCGCCACCGCGCGCTGGCGCAGATTGGCCTCGATATTCGCATCCACCGGCTGACCCGCCGCCCGCGCCTGCGTGTACAGCGTCATGTCGTGGGTGAACGACGCCTGCGCCTGCATGCCGAGGCTTTCGGACCGCGCCTGTGCCTGCGAGATCAGCTTCGCGCGCGCGGGCGCGTCGAGATACTTGAACTGTTCGGGATCGCTCAGGGCCTTGATCGCGGCAGCCGGCGACTGCTTGATCAGCATGTCGGCCTGCGCAACCTCGAACTTGCCGAGGCCGGCCCGCTTGCGGGCATGCGCCGTGACCGCCGTGATCGTCCCGGCCTTGAGCGCGCCCTGCAGGTTTTCGTCGACCGTCGCGAGATAGGCCGCCCGCTCCGCCGGTGACTTGGCAAACAGCGCCTTGTTCAGCAGATCGTCGTTCGCAGTGTCGAGCGTCGCCCGCGCCATCTGCTTTTCTTCTTCGGCCGCACCGTTCTTGACCTGCGTCAGGATCGAGCCCACGACCCTGCCGCCGCGCGTCCGGAAGGCCTCGCGCGCCGCCGGCAGGTTGATGGCCCCGGCCTCGCGGTCCATGACCTCGCGGGCCTTGGCCCGGAACTTCTCGTGACGGTTCGCCGTGTCGGGATCGCTTTCGAGTTCGACGCGCAACGTCTCCAGCGCGTCCGACGACCGCATCAGCGCCTCGCCGACCTGCATTTCGGCGCGGCTTTCGGCGCGCTTCTGGAGATAGTTGCCGGCGAAGGTCGCGGCATCGGCCGCCACCATCAGGCCGGCGCTCGCGCCTTGCGCCACCTCTTCCGGCGACAGCATCGGCACACCGCCGGTCCGCCCGACACGCGCGCTGAGATCGGGATTTGGGATGCCGGCCATTACGGGATCACCGGCATGCTGGCGGCGGCCTTAGCCCAGTCGGTCATGCCCCACCCCGAATCGCTGGCGCCCGAGATTGCGGCGCCGTCGCCGCCGCCCCCGAAGCCGCCCAGGTCGATCATGTCGAAGCCGGCCGCACCGGCCCCCATCAGCATGCCGACGGCCTTGCCATAGGCCGACTGCTTGGCGAGCTGGCCGCGATAGCGCGCCATGCTGGACTGGAAATCGAGCGTGCCCGCTTCGCTCTCGCCTTCCCATTCAGCCAGCAGCGCCCGCCACTCGTTTTCCGCCGCGTGCGCGCCCATGACATCGAGAGCCGAGCCCTCATTGGCATCGACACCCGACGATCCGAACGCCTGCACGATGCGGCTCTGAAGCTGCTCGCCCTCGCGGCGCGTCCGCTGTCCATTGATACGACCGCGCTCGCGCGCGACCTCCGCCTGCCGCCGGAACAGCGCCGCATTGAGATCGCCTTGCGCGCCGGCCGCATCGCCCGCGCTCATCGCCCCGAACGCGCCGGCAATGTTCCCGACCATCTTGAGGCCGGGGCCTGCGAAATCAGCCACGCCACGCCCCCCTCTCGAAGGCCCGCAGCGCGGTCGGCGCATAGGCCGCCAGGAACGCACGGTGTGCGTCTCGCATCACCGCCTCGACCGCCGGATTGACCTCGGGCAACGGCCGCTCGCCCGCCGACTGGTAGCGCAGATACAGCCGGTCCGTGCCGTCCAGCCCTTGCTCCCAGCCGACGAAGCGGAAGCCGAGCGCGGCAACCAGGTGGTGGCCGGCCGCAAAGGTGCCCACCACCCGCGTTTCGATGCAGCGCACGCCGTGATGGCGCACGACCAGCGCGTTCCATTCGCGGGCGCGGCGGATCACGTAGCGCCAGGCAATGCGCGGCGCGCCCTCGACCATGCCGATGGCGCCCATCCACCACGCCGCCGTCACGCGCACGAAGCCCATCGCGGCCACGATCGCGCCGTCATAGCGCATCGTTTCGGCAGGGCCGCCGCCTTCCAGGGCCGCATCCATGTGCGCGGCGAAGTGCCGGCCGCCGACATGCCGGGCGTCCTGCCAGACAAGCCCGTCCAGCTCGCCCGCGACGTAGGGCTTGAAGGACAGGCGCGCGAGATCGGCGGCGCTCATACTTCCATCCACGGCGCATAGACGTTGGGATTGAGGAGCTGCAGGTTGAACGGCAGCGGCTCGTCCTGCTCGAACAGCACCATCGGCCGCGAGGTCCAGCCGCCCGTCACGTTCAGGGTGACATCGCCCGACTGCGGCAGCGGCGGCTTGCCCGCCGGCCAGTCCCAACGCGGCAACCCCTGCCGCGCATACCGGGTCGTGTGCCCCTTGCGCCACGCCGCCACCTTGCCGCCGATGGAGGCGCGCACGCGCAGCATGACGCGATCCACACGGCCCTTCCGGCCCGCGCCGGTCCCCGGCGGAGAGCCGACATCGACCGGCATCGTGAGGCCGCGCGCACGATAGCGCCGTCCGATATGGACGATGCTGCCGCGCTGCCCAAGCTGCACCGTGCCGTTGACGACGCGCAGGTTGTGCTTGGGCATGCCGTCGATCTGGGCCGATACCAGCTCGCCCTCGAACAGGTCGAGGCCCGAGACTTCCGTCACCGTGAGACGCCACGTCCCGGCCGCCAGCAGCCGCTCGCGCGGCGGGGCGAGTATCTTCACGCGCACGCGCCGCGCCGACTCAACCGTCACGATCCGCGCCACGATCCAGCGCCAGACGACCTCGCCATCCTCATCCTCGCCGTCTTCGAGGCAGGCGCGGATTTCGCGCCCGACATCGCCAGACGCGAAGGCGTCGGCATCGGCCGTGGCCGGCACGTCCGCACCCGAGAGGACATCGAACGTCAGCGCCGCCGCAACCGGCTCGTCCAGGCTGAGGCAACAGTCCAGCCGCTTCTCTTCCGCGGGCGAGCGCAGCAGATCGTCCCACTCCAGCCGTTCATAGGTGCGGACCCATTCGCCCGCGATCATCCGCTTGGCGAAGACGTGCAGCTCATAGTTGCCCGTCGCATTCGGCAGGACACACAGATCCTCGATTTCGTCGCCGTCCGCCGTGCGCAGCAGCCACCACGCGCTGACTTTCTCCTCCGGCATGTAGGTCAGCCCGGCCAGAACACCGTCCGCTCTCAGCGCCCAGATCGTCGGCACCGGCGCCGGTTGCCAGCCCAGGCAGACGAAGCCCGACGCGCCGCGACGCCGGCCCGACGATATCCGACGACAGCACCGTCAGATCGTTGACGGCGTAGCCCGAGACGCCGTCCGGCGCGAGCTGCAGACGGAGCAGCTTCCGGCTGCTGCGGTCGATCCAGACGATCGCATCCGTCGCCTCGATCGGCGGGACGTGGCTCGCGCCATGGCCGGACAGTTTTTTCGCCGACACGCCGTTCGGCGTAATCGCAGACCGCTCCGTCTGGCCGGCCAGCCGCCACAGCGAACCCGCCGTCAGCACGATCAGCTCGCCCGCGCTGGCATAGGACATGATGCGGTCGACCTGATCGTTCGCCAGGGTCCACGAGAAGGCTTCCGCGTCGAGCGCCGTTCCCGGCGAGAAGTTCGGATAGTCCGAATTGGCCGAGCCATCCGTGCGATCCAGCGCGTTCGCACTGCCGCCCAGCAGGAAGCGACCATCCATCAGCCGTCCCGTCGTCGGCCAGCGGCCCTTGTGGAACACGCCCAGCCGGAAGTTCGACACCGTCGTTCCCGACAGCGTTGCGCCGTTCAGAACCTCCGCCGTGACGGTTTCGTCATCCGTAACTGCAGTCACCCGCAGCGATACCCAGACGTTGCTGCCCTGCGGCCAGCGGATCAGCGACCTCTCGCGATCCTTGAAGGGCGCGAAGCCGGTCGCCGTCACCGTGACCGTGCCGCTGGTGCCGCTCGCCGTCAGGCTCTTCGCCGAATCGGTGTTCTCCTTGAGGAACGGCCCATCGCTCGTCTCGAACAGCGACAGCGTCCAATCGTCATGGTCGCGGCGGATGAGCTGGCGCGGCTCATGGTTCTCATGCAGCAGATAGAGCACGTCGGCGCTCTGCACCCACCACAGGGACGCCAGATCGGCCTCGCTGTAGGGCGTCTCGATTTCGTAGATCGGGCCGCCCTCGCCGTCGAGGATCAGCCCGCCATCCTTGTTGAAGCGCATATAGCCGTCGCCGGCCTCGATCACATAAGCCTGCGTCACGCCGAACTTGAAGGGGATCGAACGCGACTTCCGGTCCGAGTGCTTGCGCCGCCCACAGAACACCAACGCCTGCCGGGCACCCCATTCGCCGGTCGGATCGACCTTGTAGTTTTCGAGCCGCAGGCAGCCGTTCTGAAAGCGCGCCAGATCGGCGCGGCCCAGCATCTTGTCTGACAGGATGCCGGCCGTGAGGTTGGTGATGGCGGCGCGCGGCATCAGTAGCCCTCCTCATCGTCGAAGCGGGCCGCGAGATAGGAACTCTGGAATATCCGATCCAGCGTTCCCTCGCGGCCATCGGCCGCCCGCGCGTTGTCGAGGGCGATTGCCAGTTGCTTGGCGATGGACTGGCGGATCGTCTCGCTGGCGTTCAGCGGCTTCGAGCAGAGCAGCGCCAGATAGGCCGCAAAGTATTTCACGAACCAGACCGTGTACCGGCCGGGCTCCGTGACCCGCTTCATGCCGCGAATGTTGATGGTGGCCGAGTCGCACAGGATCAACCCGTCCTCGACCTTGAATTCGTCGCCGCGATTGTTGCGGTCCGGATTGACCTGCAGCACCTGCAGGCAGTCGCTGGGCTTGGCAAACGCATAGCCGAACACATCGGGCGCCGGATTCTGTGCCGCCGGCACAGGCCCCCGCCCGTTCCAGCGGCCGATGGCGTGGTTCCAGGGATGATCCACCGTGGCGAGATCGAGCGCCGCGTCCCACACGCTGCGCAGCGTCTCCGACGCCGGCTCGCCATCCGTGTCGATGTTCGCCACCGGAGGAGATTCCAGCAGCGAGAAGGCGAGGTTCGCGATCTTGGTCCGGGAGTAGGCCATGGCGGGAAGGACGCTGCCGACCCGGCGTCAACCGGGCCGGCGCACGCCGTGCGCTCCTTACTTGCGGCCGACGAGGCAGCAGGCCGAGATCAGCTTGCCCGCCGTGGGATTGGCGCCCGCGAAGGTGCCGATCACGTCCAGGTCTTCGGTCGCCTCGTAATCGAAGCCGGCATGGACGTTGGTCCGCAGGATCGTGTTCGCCGTGGCGAAGGCCGTCGCGGAAATGAACCGCGCGTCGTTGTCCGACGAGCCGTCGACCTTCTGCGTGCCGACCTTGAAGGTGCAGTTCGTGCCCAGGCCATCGGTCGACACGCGCACTTCGATCATGCGCTGCCCCTTGCGAAGGCGGCCCAGCTTGACCACCGTGCCGATTTCGTCGCCGGACTCGACCACGTAGCGGTCCTGCACGCGGACCACGTCGCCGCCATACTGGCCCGACGGCACCACCTCGCGGCTGCCAGGAGCCGCCATCAACAGCGCGGCATTGACACCATACTTCATGATTTTCTCCAGAGCTGGAATTCAGGGATTGCCGGAACCGCCCGGCGACGAGCGCCGGGCGTCCGTGAGCGCCGCGAGACTTAGGTCTCCGCGCACTCCGCGATGATGACGCTGTCGTCGAAGCGACGGGCGGCGCCGACATAGGCATCGGCGCTGATGATCCAGCGGCGCGGGCGCTGTTCCCAGGTCACGACGCCGCTCGCCGTGAGCGGGCGCCAGCGGCGGAACGACTTCTTCGTGTAGGCAATCGCCTTGCGAAGGTGGACGCCGCTCGAAACGCCGTCCGTCGTGTAGGGCAACATGCGCGACTTCACGACGCCTTCCTGCTGGTAGTCCTCGATCCGCTTGAACACGAGCGGACCCCAGCGCGTCACGAAGCCCTTATCGATGACCATCGCATTGGAATAGAGGTTCGAGGCGACCTCGGCGGTCATCTTGAACGTCTTCTCCATCTTGGCGTTCCAGAGGACGTAGATGTCCTCGCCGTCGCGCACCTGCCCGCGCGTCTTCAGCTTCTCGATGATGTCGTTGGCCTTGCCGACCGTGAAGCCGACGCCGCCGTGCGCGATCGTGCTGCCGGCGACCAGGTTGCGCTGCACCGTGCCGTTCTTGCCGCCATAGGCAACCGCAGCAGCCGCATCGATCAGCGTCTTGTCGTTCAGCCGGTTGATGGCGTGAACCTGCGCCTCGACGAAGGCCGAGTTCGGCTGGATCGCCGCCCGCACCTGATCGGCCTTCTTGACCGAAACGTCGTTGGCGTATTCCTTGAAGTCGACCCACCGGCGATCCATCTCGATCACGTCGATGTCGTACGCGGCATCCTCGCCGTCGACTTCGCGCATTTCCGTGCCGAACGCGACCGGCTCCGAAAGACGCTCCTGTCCGGTTTCGACAGTCTCCATCACCGTATCCTGCGTGATGGACTCGTGCTGGCCCGAAATGATCTCCAGCGAACTCGACAGGCTCACAGTAAACTGCTTCGCCATTTCCTGATGCTGAGTGCTCAACGGTTCCTCCGTTGTAAGTGACGGACGAAACCGAGTTCCGCTTGGTTACACCCACCTTGCGCCCCAGCCACCACACGCACGCCGTGCGCGGGTTGGTTTGCGGTCGATAGGAGCCCTCCTGGCCCCGTTTCCTGACGTGGACGTGACGCCTTGCACGGCGGGCTTTACGTCCCCGCACGACGTTTTCCAGCTTCGCCCGTGGGCTTGCGGGACCGGCCCTATCGCCGGTCCCGCCGTCCACTTGGCTGCGCTGGAATCATGCCTTGAACTTGCCGGTCGTGATGTAGCCGAACAGCAGCTCGGCATCGGCCGGCAGGACGGCCGTCGCCTTGCCATGAACGCGGCCGTTCACTTCCGCGAGCTTGAGGCATTCCAGCCGCAGATACTGCCTGAAGCGATCTTCGCTCATCCCGGCCAGCTCGACCGGGTCGGACGCCTCGACCGCATCCTTGTTCTTGTCACCCGCCATTGTCCCTCTCCTCTCCGTGAGCCGCGCGCTACTGAGCGTCCGCGACGATCTTGGTCATGCGCGTATGCTCGGCGAGCAGCGCCTTGTCGCCGGCCGCCAGCTTCGCGCCGATGGACTTGTCGCTCTTGGCCTTCGCCAGCCAGGCCTTCGCCGAGTCGACCGAGTCTGTTTCCATGTTGGGCAGGTTGTTCGCACCCGGCAGGTTCTTGGCCTCGCGCAGGATCGAGCCCGACCTTGAAANGCGCCGTCATCGACCTTCGCCGTACCCGGCCGCGCCGCCCAGTCNNCGCGATGTCGTCCTTCGACAGGCCCAGCGCCTCGCCCGCCCGATCGCGCCAGCGCGTGANTNGTCGTGGCGTTCGCGCCCCACGTTGCGTCGAGCTGCTGCCGCTCCTGATTGAGCGTGGCGGTCGACTCATCCAGGTCCTTCGCGCGCTGTTCCTTCGTGAAGGCCAGCACGTCGGCCATGAACCCCTTGGCCGCGTCGAGAGGCAGGCCATGCTTGTGCATGCCGGCCTGCACCGCGCCCAGGAAGCCGGGATTGACGCCGGTCACGTCGACATCGTCCCAGCGATAGGCTTCGGCCTTTTCGCCGGCCCCAATGGCCTTGAGGAAGGCCTGTCGCTGTTCGGGCGTCGCGTCGGCACCGGGCACAACGATGCGATCCTTGCCCATTTCGGACCGGAGCGTCTTGAAGGTCGAAACCAGCTCGTTCGGTTCCTTGATACCCGCCTCGCGCAGAGCGCTCCGACTGTCATCGTTGAACTGACCGTACCAACCCGGATCGCCGGGCGGGACGTTGTTGGTCTTGGAACCGCCGCCGCCCTTGTCGCCGCCGTCGCCACCACCGCCCTTGTCGCCCCCGTCGCCGCCACCACCACCGCCGCCGCCGTCATTCGGCGCGAACAACGGCATCAACAGCAGCAGCCCCCTCATCATGCCAAACCGATTCATGTCACCCTCTCTCTTCGCCTACGACTTGAGTTCGGCGAGCAGCCGCTGGCGCTCGACCTCGACCTCGCCGGCCTCCACCGGGCCGGCTTCCATGTAGGCCAGCAGCCGCAGCCGCAACGCATTGAAGCGCTCATCCAGCGTCCGGCCCTTGGGCTTCACAGCCCGCTTGGTCGCCTTCTTCTTCGCAGCCATCAGTCCTCTCCCGCGATTCTGAGTTGACCCTTACGCAGATCCTCTGCCGGCTCCTCGATCGGTCCCACTTCGCGGCCCAGCGGCGAGCGCACGCCCGCCATCGACTGAATGCGCAGGAATACCCGATGCTGGCCGAGCAGATAGTCTTGCAGGTTCGGCTTGCCGTTCTGGAACGGGTCGCGATCCCAGCCGCAGAAGCCCGCCAGGTCTTCCAGCACGAGTTTCTGCTGTTCCGGCGTCGCACGGCACAGCCAGAACGCGGCATAGGCCGCCTTCAACAGTTCGACCGGGCTGAGGACCGTGCGGGCGACGCGCTTGCGCCTCGCGGTGACTGGCTTCGTCATGCCGCCTCCGCCCCAGCGTCATCGTTGGCGCTAAACAGCTTCGAGATGAATTCCGCAGCAGGCGTCATCTGGCGCGCCGCGACACCGACATTCTTGGCATCCTCGATCCCGTCTTTCTTCACGGCGCGCTCCTGCATCTGCTTGCGCATCCGCTCGAGTTGCTCGATGCCCGGCACGAGCGCCGGGTCGACGCCCAGCGCCAGCAGGGTATCGCGCAGGCCGCGCACCCAATCGCAGGCGATGACCGTCATCTGGTCGAGCTGCATCGCGCTCTTGCCCAGCTCCATGCCCTTGAGGAAGGCATTGACGCCCGCGATCATCGCCGCCTTGGCGAGCGGCGACGTGAACTTGACCTGCAGCGTGTGCTTGGCCGCCTCGTCCGGCGCCGGAGCCACGCGGCCATCGCGACGGCGCAGATCGTGGTAGCGCATGACGACGCCGGACAGGCCGACCATCAGCGGCAGCACGAGCGGCGCGGTACCGCGCGCGGCCTCTTCCTGGATGCCCAGGATTTGGTCGACCGTCATGCGCGGCTCGCGCGGCAATTCGATCAGCCGGCGATGGAAGTGCTGGTCGATGATCTCGTGGATTTGCTTGGTCAACTCCATGCCATACTGCGGATTGCCGTAGGGCTGGAGCTGCTGGATCGGCGGCCGGCCACTCTGCAGCAGATCGGCGCGCACCACGATTTCGCCGCGCGCCTCCTGTGTCGTCATCGTCAGCACGCCGTCATCCGCGACCAGCGTCGTGGGATCGTTGTGCTTCTCGACCGCCCCGATGGTGCCGGCGCGCACGCGCTGCGCCATCCGGATTTCTTCAAGGCAATCGTCCGCCGGGCCGACCGCGTACATTTCGCCGCCGGTCCGCAGCATGCGGAAGTCCTGAAACGCCGGAGTGTGCGAGAAGAATTCCTCGACCAGGTGCTTGTCCTTCACCGCCAGCCAGCCCGAGCGCCACCGCATGCTGCCCCGGTCGCCCTTGTGCGGGTTCCAGTTCTGGTTGCGCTCGCAGAACCAGACAAACTCGAAAAGCTTCTCACGACCCGCCTCGCTCTCGCAGGCCTCGACAACGGACGGTCCCGCGTCCTTGCCCCAATCCACCATCGCCTCTTCGGCGCGGAATTCCTGCGGCCAGTAGAAGCGCGAGATTTGCCCGTATTTGTCCTCAGCCGCCCACACGCACCCGAGAGGGGCGTGACGCGAGAACGGCACTTCGCCCGGCCGCTCGAACGTCACCATCCAGGCGTTGCCGTACTTCAGATCGATGCAGACGCCGCCGACCGCTTCCTGCAGCCCCGACTTGAGATCGAGCATGTCGGCATAGATCGCGTCGCGCTCGTCGGCGTACCACTTCCGCGTTTCCTGCGAGAGTTGGTCGTGCTTGATGTCCTTCGCGCCCATGTCGAAGGACGCCGACGGCGTGATCACCGAGTTGTAGAGGAAGTTCGACATGCGACGCGCCGCGACAATGCCGTAGGTGTCCGTCGTGACGCGCCGGTCACGCTGACCTTGCGGCACTTTCTTGCCGTCGAACCGCGCATCGTCAGGGCCGAAATGCTTGCGTTGCGCCGCCCAGCGCCGATCCCAGGGCGTGCGGTCAGTCTTCCGCCGCTCCAGATCGCGAAGCTGCCACTCGACGGTGCGCGCCGGCTGCGGCATCAGGCGGAACCCAGGTTCGGCTTCAGGATCGGAGCCTGCCGCTGTTCGGTATTGATGTCGGTGTAGATCGTGCTGTCCCGGCCCTGTGCCCGCGCCCGCGCCGCAATCGTGTCGAGACGGCGCTTCTCGATGGCCGGGTCCGCCTGCGTCGGCGGCGACGGGATTTGGATGATCTGCGGCGCGGGCGCTGACGGGCGGCCGAAGATGGCATCAATGGGCACGATCAGGGCTCCGTCGCGGAGGCGTTGTTGTCGGGCGGCAGTAGAACCTCAGTTCGCACCCGGTCGCCTTCCCAAAATTGGGAAGTCGCGACGAGCGGCTGCAACGTGCGGCGGGATATTCCCGTGACCGCTTCGATCGGACCCCACTTCATGCCGTGCGCCAGCCAAGGCCCGAGCTGCGGCCCGAGCGGCTTGTCCGTGTCGACTTCGAAGATCATGCGAAGGAGCGCCATCAGTTAATCCTCCTCACCGGAGATCAGCGGCCGAAGATGGGCGGTGCTGCGGCCTTCGAGACGCGCACGCCGTGCGCCAAGGGAGCGGCCGGGCGTGCGCTCGCTCACGTAGCCGGCAGCAACCAGCCGGTCGCGGACCGGGTTGCTTTCGCTTTGCTCGCGCCCCACCGCCGCCTCATACCCGCCCTCTTCGAGCGCGCCGTACTGGTCGGCGTCGGAGACGTGGCTGAACTCGTTCTTGTCGGGCTCTTCCGACATGCGCTCGTCGCCCGCGAACCGGACCTTCTTCCAGCGATACCCGCCGTTGTAGGCCCGGCGAATCGTGACGCAGGTCGGGCTTATCAGCAGCATCGGCACGCCCTCGACGATCACCATCGAGTCCTCGACCGCCTGCCGGCGGGGCGTGGCCGCGTTGGTCTTGGCCGGCGTGATCGTGATCATCGCTTCGGCCGCGACGCGCGCGACCCAATCGCGATCATTGGTTTGCTTGTCGACGCCGCCGAACGCCGCCGGATCGGCCTTGGCGCGTATCTGCCCCTGCCCACGGAACGAGATGTATTTCATGGTATCGAGCAGCGCGCCCAGGCGCCGCCCGAACCGCTCCGGCCCGACCCCGTGTTCGCAGACGACCTCGTCCAGGATGCCGCCACTGGCCCGCTCGGCATGCGCTGCCGGATCGTCGCCGCCGGAGACAGGCCGCCGTCGATGCCGATGATCAGCTTGAGCCCCGGCACCGGCATCAGCTCGTGAGGCGACACGAACCTGTCATCGTCGAACGCTTCGTACACCGGCTCGCCGTCGCGCTTGCGGCCGAACTTGTTGTGAACCTTGCGGTCGACTTCGGCCTTGCGCATCCAGGTCAGCATGCGCTCGTAGCGTTCGCGCGGATGGCCTTCCTGATTTTCAGCCGCAGGATCGAGGCCGCCGGGCTGGCGGAAGTAGTGGACGTTCGCCACCAGCTCGCGGCCGGTGATCATCTGTTCGAGGAAGTGCCCCTCGACCGGCGCGTTGAAGTCCAGCCACACAGCCGGATAGAGCGGCCTCGCATCGCGCTCGTGCGGATATCTGCCGATACGCTGGATGCAGAAATCGAACACGACGCGGCGGAACGTCTGGCCTTCGTTCATCCAGTACCAGGTGAAGGCGAGGCCCGAGAAGAACGCTTCCAGCGCATCTTCGGACTGGTTGTCGCCGATCGCCAGGAAGTGGACTTCCAACTCCGCGATCGTGAAGCCCGAGGGCGACGCGGGATCTTTGTTGATCTGCCGGATTTTCTGCACGGCCGGCCCGCCGTGGCTTCCGACCCATTCGATGACCGGCCGGCCCTGATTGTCGCTCAGCGTCTCCGGTATCCACTCCTTCCACGACGGGATGAAGTTTTCCCACAGCTTGCGATAGTCGTCGCGCAGGATGCAGAGCCGCGCCCGACGCACGCCGTCCGGCCACTTGTTCTGCAGGCTCGTCATGTAGAGCGCCTTGCCGACGAACGTGCCCGTCTTCCCGGACCCCACTGGCCCCTGCAGGGCCACCACCGGCTCCCGCGACGCCCAGGCTCGCAGCGCCACCGGCCCCGGCGGCTTCCACTTGCGGATCGTGGTCGCGAGGCTCATGCGCGCCCCCAGACCCCGGACCCGTGCCCGCGGTCGACAGCAGCATGTCGGAGGGTCGGAAAAATTTGGGCCTCCGGAACGGCGGAGTTCCCTGTCAGGGGGAGCGCGTGAATGGCGGGCGCGCGAGGGGGGAACGCGCCGTCCGGGTCCCCTTTCGCCCGGATTGTTTTCCGGCCGCGCGCCCGGTTTGACCGGCCGGCCGCGCGTGTCGATCCTGATCCACAGTCAGATACCGCGACCATGCTAACCACTTGATTTTGCTTGGGTTTCTGGCTTGGCGTTAGAAAACTCGACGTTAGAAGGCTCAACGTCGGTAATGCTAACCCCTTGATTTTCCTTGCGATCTTGGCCGATGCGCGCGGCCATCGCTTCGAGCGCGGTCCAGTCGTCGCCCTCCGCCTCTTCGTCGCCCGCCCGATCGACCGGCACGCCCGAGAACACGACCGCGAGCGCGCCCTTGCCCTCGACCTTGAGCGCCGCCGGTTGCGGCGAATGCACGAACGGCAGGCACTTCGCGAGCGCCGTATTCTGGGCGTTGAATGCCTCGATAGGCTTGCACCCGAGCCGCGCGGCCAGGTCGACAGGGTCTTCCAGGCCGCGCCGCGCCAGCATGGTCAGCGGATCGCCGATGGTCCCGAGAATGTACGGCCCGCGTTGCGCTGGTCGACTTGTTGCGCGCCCCAGGTGGCCGCCCGCCCTTGCCCTTCGGCCGCGCCTCGCCCTCCTCGCCATCGTCCGGCCGCAGCTCCGGCCGCAGGCCCAGCCCGCCCGCCGCCCTCTCGCGCTCTTCGGCCTCGACCTCTTCGGCCTCCGCCGTGATCAGCTCGATTTGCTCCGGCGTGCGCACCGTCTCATTCACGGCCGCGATGGCCGCCTGAAACGCTTCGTCGCTGGCTCCCAGCTTCGCCACGGTATTTCCCCCGTATTTAACTGTGTTCGGAACACGTCAACGGACTTGGAACACCGAGCGACGACCTAAGAGACTGATATCCCTATAGAATTCCCTTATTGTTCCATTGTTGACATTGTTCCGTTGCCTACAGACACGGCCCGCACGCATGCGCACGCATGTCACGGAGAGCCCGTGGAACAATGTCAACAAGGGCAACACGGCCCCTAATGTCTTGGAATGTCAGGGTTATTCTTGTTGACGTGATGTTCCGGACCCCCGACCCGGCGGAACATCAGCACACCCGGAGGCGCGCCCTTGAGGAGAGAGACGCTACGCCTAATCGCCCTCTCTTTGCAACTGCAATCGGAGGGTGCGGGTCCGGGTTAGAGCCCGTCGTTATTGGCTCGGATGGCTCTTGCATGCGGCAGGCATAGAGAGGCGGTGCGGCGCTGGTCGCGCCGCAGAGGCGCGCCACAGCGCGCCAACTTCGGGCCGCTTCGCGGCAGGTGCGCACCCTGCGACAGTCTGCCTCACCTAGAGCCGCTTTACAGGCTTTTGTTTAACAGTTAAACACTCAACCAGACGCGGCCACTTCGGCCGGTCGACATCAAGGGACCTCACGGACCATGACGATCACAATCAGCACCCCCGTTGCCCTCGCCATCCTCGCCACCGTCATGCTCGGCATGGCCTCATGGGCCTACGAGACAGCCGCGCCCTACGCGGTGCGGGCCGTGGTCGACTGCACCACGGACAGCGATTGCGCCGACAAGAACCCGACCATTCGTTTCTAGGAGGCAGGACCATGGCAAACGACTTGCTCGCCTCAGCGCCCACCCAGGCCGCCATCATGGAGTGCATTACCCGCTTCTATTGCGGCAGCGCGAAAGACCTCGTTCCGACCGGCCCGAAGGAATGGGCAGTCGCCAATCCCGCCACCGGCCAGCAGCTTCCAGGCGTCCGCGTGGTTCAAGCCAAGGGCCGCTTTCGCTTCGAAATGCGATGACCCACTGAGAGCGGCGCACGCCGTGCGCCTCTCGATTGTGGGCCGCAGTGGCACGCAACCGCGCCCCTCTGCTAGTGATGATGAGGGGTGCGGGCTTCGATCAAAGGAGACTCGCCAATGAACATTGAACGCCGCAAGCGCATTGAAGAGGCGCGCGCTTTGCTGGAGCAGGCGAAAGAGATCATCAGTGGGTGCCAGGAGCAAGAACGCGAATACTTCGACAACATGCCGGAGGCCTTTCAGCAGGGCGAGCGCGGCCAGCGCGCGGAGGAANNCGCCGACGCCCTCGATNNAGCCACGACCTCGATAGACCGAAGCCCTCGACGCGAGCCGAAAGGGCCGCGCGAATGACGCCGCGGCGAACCGTCGACCCCCGTGCCCGACCGCCGCCGANNTGGCAAGGCGTTGTGACCATCGGCGAGCTTGAGAAGCTGGCCGGGATCGAGGATCGCGCCGCCTTCTGGCTGCCCTTCGCCAAGATCGCGGACAGCCGGGAGAGCATCGACGCAGGCGTTCGCGTCCTCCGCAAGATCGCCGAGGATCGGCACGCGAAGGCCTCGACATGATTGCCACCCACCCCCTTCGCGTCCTCATCGGCTGCGAAGCCTCCGGAACCGTGCGGCGAGCCTTCGCCGCACGGGGCCACGACGCTTGGTCCTGTGACCTCCGGCCGGCCGAGGATGGCAGCAACAAGCACCTCCGCTGCGACGTGCGGGACGTGCTGAACGACGGATGGGACTTGCTCGCCGTCATGCACCCGACCTGCACGCGCCTCTGCCTGTCCGGCGTCCGCTGGCTGCACGTCCCGCCACCTGGACGAACCGCCGACGACATGCAGCGCGAACTTCGCGAAGGCACGGACCTCTTCTCCGCCTGCTGGAATGCGCCAATCGAGCGCGTTGCCGTCGAGAATCCGAAGATGCACCGGCACGCCATGCGGCTGATCCGCAACTACCGGCCGCCCGCGCAGATCGTGCAGCCGTGGTGGTTCGGCGAGCCGCAATTCAAGGGCATCGGCCTGTATCTCCGGAACCTGCCGCCGCTGCGGCCGACGAACATGCTCACGCCACCGGAGCCCGGCACCGCCGAACACAAGGCTTGGTCGAAGGTCCATCGCACGCCGCCCGGTCCGGATCGCTGGCGACTCCGCAGCCAGTTTTTCCCCGGCGCCGCCGACGCGATGGCGGATCAGTGGGGCGGAACCGTCGAAGGATGGGAGCCCTACCAGCTCTCCCTTGCGCTTGCTTGAGGGTGCGGGCATCTTGCCCGCCCCTGCGACCACAACGGACGAGGCCGCCATGAACGGCGACGACCTAGCCCACTATCTGCGGTTCCTCTATGGCGACGGCCAAGGCCTTGGCCTCGCCCAGGCAGCCCGCGACATCGGCACGAAGCCGGAGCGGCTGCGGGAAATTCTAGCGGAGAAACGCGACGTTCCGGCCCCCTGGGCGCTGTATCTCCGCCGTCGTGTCTGCCTTCTCCGCGACCTCACGGGAAGAGCCGACGACGTGAACCGCCTGATCACCGACCTTTCTTCCGTCGAGCAGGAAGATATTCGCGCGCTGATCGAGAGCTATCGCACGCGGCCCTTCTCCCACTATGTCGCCGGCTGACTTCCGCGCCCGGCGCGAGAAGCTGGGCAGCTTGCGCACGATCGCGCAAGCGCTGGGCATCAGCCCTGCGTCGCTCTCGCTCATGGAAACGGGCCAGCAGCCCATCCGGCGGGCCTACTGGCTCGCCCTCGCGCAACTCGAGAAAATGGCCGCCGAAGATCCTGCTACTCAGGAATCGGCCCCGTGCCGACCCTCATAGGCGGCGGCACCTTGCCGACAATGCGGACTTGCACCGACGCCCCGGCAAGGAGCCGCTGCAGCTCGGCCGGGGTCGGGGTCCAGGCCGTGACCATGACCGGCCACCCATCCTCGACCTCGTCTCGTAAGGGCAAGGGCTCATAGCCCTGCCCTTCGCCACAGACGCGCGTCGCACCGTCGATTCGCGCGATCATCATCCCAGCTTGACCGCCGTCGATCCGAACAGCGCCTGCACGCTGGCTTCATAGGAATCGCGCTCGTCCTCCATGCCCTTGCAGATCGCCTCCCGGTACTCGCGCTCCGTGAACACGCCCTTTGCGATCAGCAGGCGCGACACCGCGCCGATGTCGGACATGGCGCCGTTGACGCCGACCCGCAGGTGCTTGGGTTCGCACTGGTTCGAGCCATGCGCCGTCTGCACCGCGACGCCGGACTGCATGCCGTGCACCGCCTTGACGTACCGCTGTTGATACGCCGTCCGCTCTTCATCCGTCAGTTCGTCGCTCATCCAACCGCCTCCTCTTCCGCGTTGCTCACGTCCTCTTCCTTCACGTCCAGGACGTGCTTGATGGGGATGATGGTCCCCCACTCCGTCTTTTGATCGAAGCGCACCTTGCGCTTGCCGGCCCCTTCGAGGCGCTTCGCCGGTGTGAGCCAGCCGCCTTGTTGCCAGTGCGTGCCGTGGAACACGCGGGCCAGCTCGGTATGCTCCGCGCCGGCCATCGCCAGATAGACGCCGGCCGCCGTGTCCTCGTCGCCCTCGCGCACGCGGATCACCGACAGGCCCCAGCGCGACAGGATGCGCCGGGCCGCCTTCGCGCCGATGTTCGGCAGGTGCATGTCCGCATCGGGATCGTTGGGATGGTAGTCGCCCGGCGCGGCGCGATCCGCCGCGATGTAGATCAGCGCGCGGATCGGCGCTTCGGTGCGAATGTCGCCCTCGTCGACCTTGACCGCCTTGTTGCAAAGCCGCTTCAACATGCGCTCCGGATCGGAGCCCGTCTGTTCCGCCCGTTGCTTGAGATACGGGATCAGGTCTTTCAGATACTCATCGACGTCCGACTCTTCGGCCGGCGTGTCGTGCAGCATCATGTGCTGCATCGCCAGCAGCGACCCGAACGTATCGGCCGCGCGCTGGCCTTGCTTGCCAATGGCCTTGTTGATCGCCGACCACCACGGCTGCAGGTGCGCCCGCCATTCAGGCCAGCCCTGCACGATCCGGCCGCGGAGCATGCGGCCCAGCTCCGCCACCCTGTCCCAATCGAAGTCCGGCGCCTCGACCGATTCCGGCAGTGGCAGCGCCTCGAACAGGCACAACCGGCTCACGTCCTGCGGTGCCAGCGCCAGCGGATTGATCGACGAGAACAGAAACGACGACTGGATGCGGAACACGAGCGGCTTGTGATCGCTGCCGCCGCGCGAGATCAGGCCGCCGCTGGCCGCCTGCCGCATCAGCTCGACCACGGCGCGCTTCTTGCGGTCGTCGGCGTCGGCCTCGACCTCGTCCATCAGCACCGGCAGCGACATGCGCTCCATGCGCTGCCAGACCGAGGCCGCGCTGCCATCCTCGCCGCCGACATAGGACAGCTCGCCGCCGATCAGGCACCGGATATACCGCTGCAGCATCGACTTGCCCGCGCCCGCGCCGCCCGTGATCCAGCCGGCCGGCCGCCAGTGCAGCGCACCGCCGATCATGGCGCAGCCGATCCAGCCGAGCAGCATGACGGCATCGAGCCGCCCGCGCTCCCAGCTCCAGCCGGTCAAGGCACGCAGGACTTCGCCCACCGGCCCGTCCTCGCCTTCCGCAATCGCTCGAATCGGCTCCGGCTGCTTCTGCGACAGCGGGAACACGAGGCCCATGTGCAGGCCCAGCGGCAGCTCGCGCCGCTTGCCCTTCTCATAGACCACGACTTGATCGCCCTCGTGCAGGATCAGCGCGTCGCCCTTCGACCAGGCCCCGGCCTCGCGCACTTTCTCGCGCGCCTGCCAAACGCCTTTCTTCGACAGCTCGCCGCAGGCCACCATCAGCGCCGCGCGTACCGCCTCGCGGTCGATACCGTTGACCCGGCCATTCTCGCCGATGCGCGGGAAATTCGCTTCGAGCCAGATACGCGCCTCTTCGCTGGCAAACAGGGCATCGACGCCAATCTGCGTCAGCCACCCGGCCGTGCGTTCCATCAACTGGCCGTTGGCGTCCAGGAAGGCATAGAGATCGCCGTTGAGCCCCAGCGGCTTGACCGGGCAGTCCTCCGGCAGGCGCTTGAACTGGCGCGGCGGCGGCGGCGTGCGGTTGCCCTTCTTCTTGCGCTTCACGCGCTCTTCGCGGTCCGCGCCGGTCGGGATCGGCGTCACATTGTCGGCCGCCGCCGTCGTCTCGGCAGCGACCGCCGCACGAGCCGGAGCCGCGCCGGCCATCGGCACCGCCCCGTCCAGATAGTCGGCCATCGCCTGCGCTGCCGCATCTTCCGCCGATTGATCGGTCTTGTCGCTCATGCGCTACGCCTCTCTCCCACCAACGCTTTCCACCACGCATTCCAGTCCTTCGCGCCGGGCGGTTGCGCGATCGAGGCCGCCCGCCCTTCGGCGAGCCGTGCTTCGAGGCCGGCCGTTCAGTTCGAGATCGGCCTCCGAGCCTTCGGCGTCGCGATTGCCGGCCAGGACGACCTGGCTGAACTGTTCGGGCAGCGCCATGAACCGGAAGCAGTTGACCGCCGTGCCGCAGGCCACCCGCCGTTTCGGCGCCGCGACAGCCAGGGTCACACCCTCTTCGATGGCCTCCGCAATCGTGATCAGGGAGCCCGGCGGAGCCTTCGCCCAGGAGTGACCGCGCACCCAGCGGCCGGGCGTCGTGTCGGACTCGCGCAGGCCGGGCCACAGCCGGATCGCGCCGCCCAGCACCGAGCCCAGCGACAGCTTGCCGTCGACCTCGACGCCGTCCTTGTCGAAACCCTCGAAGCCGTTGCCGCGAACGCGGTCCCACTTGCCGCGCCGCTCGACCAGCCACACGCGATGAATGCCGCGAATCTTGTTGTCGCCATGCACGACGGCCGCGACCAACGCCGGCAGCTTGCGCTTGAGCTGGGGATGCTCCAGCGCCGGATGATAGCGCAGCGCCCGGATCGGATAGGGCAGCCGGCGCAGATCGAGACTGCGCTCGTCCCGGAAATACTTCTCGACCGGCGTGCCCAGGAGATCGCGGCATTCGTTCAGAAAGATGCTGGCCGCCAGCTTCTCTTTCCATTCGCGCTTGCGCGCCGCCTCCGCCTCCTCCTTGGCGCGCCGCGCCGCGATCCGGTCGCGCTCCTCCTTCGTCAGCTCGACGACATGCCCTTGCAGGATCACGTCGCGCGCATAGGCGAAGGCCGCCTTCATGTCGGCATCGCCAAACTTGACGTAATTGATCAGGCCGAGCGCATCGCCGACCTTGTTGCCGGCGGCGTAGTGGCAGAACCAGCCCTTGTGACTGCCGCTCATGGTCACTTCCAGCGAATCGCCCAGCCCGCCGTGCCGCTTCGCTTCCGCCTTCCAGACCTTGCGCGTCCGGTCGTATTGACCGCCGATCAAGCCCGGCAGCCAGCTTTCGAGCCGGTCGACAAGGGCCGCGTTGATGTCGGCAAGGTCCACGATCACGCTACCAGCCGCGAAACCGGGTCGACGCCAGCGCGGCGCCGAGCGCCACGGCCAGGGCCGCCAGGGCAAGGAGCTGCTGCCACTCGGGCGTCATGGGACCGCCTTGGAAAAAGACCCGGCGGGCAGCCGAGACAGGGACGCCCGCCGGGAGGTGGAGTTCCAAGACATCAGGGGCCGCAGGCAATTCACCGCCGACGCCCTTCCACACGGCCGGAGCCGAGCCTGTGGGCGGGCGTCTTGCCCGCCATCCATTTCGATACGTTGCCGCGCCGCGTGCAGTACCAGGAGCCGTTCGGCTGCCGCGCGTGGATTTCCCCGTCGTTGTCGTTCAGCACCCACACATGGCAGCCGGTCAGCCACTTCCCGGCCGCATGCTCCTGCGCTTCGAGCAGGGTCGCGAATTTCAGCCCGCCCAGCGGCGTCCCGAATTCCTTGCGCGCGTGATCGCGCGCGAAGAGCCGCCATTGTCCCTGCGGATGAGGCACCGTCTGGCGCGGATCGGTCGGATCGAGCAGGTCGAATGAATCGCTCATCGCCGCGCCTCCGTTTCACGGGGAACACCAGCGAGGTCGGGCAAGCCAACCGCCCGCTCCAAAGCGCGGTGTCTAAAACCATGCAGCGCATCAAGGATGTCTTCGAGCGGTGCCTGCACGCCGTGCAGATCGGCCGCGACATCAAGCCCAGCCGCCACGACCATGGTGCTGCCGCTCGACTCCATGCCCCGATAGGTCGATGGCGCCAATCCGAGCAGCCGCGCCATCCGATCTACATCACATTGAAAGATTGCCGTCCGGATGAAGCGCCACTCATCGCCAGACATTCGCTCGCCAAGTCCGGGCTCCCGAGGCTGGCGTACTACGCGACCCGCCCACCGGATGGTTTCGATGTCGTGCTGGAGGGAGTTGGAGAGCGTGAAAAACTCACGCCGGATGCGCGCATTCGCATGCCGGCAATGAAACCATCGCTCAACGAAGAGGTATCCGTCCGTGAGCGCCAACACCTTGCCGCCACGGCCCGCTCGCCCACGCACATATCTCGCCAAGCGGCGATCAACTTCGGGGCACGACGTACCGACAGCTCCGATCTTAACAGAGCCATCCGCTCGCTGGACGAAGTAGACCTTCACGGCTGCGCCTCGCGCTGACGACGGCGCGTCGCCCAGCCCTTGCGAGACGCCTGTGAGCTAACGACCGCTGGTCGACGCTGCCGCGCGCCTCCATCGTACCAACTGCCCGGCCCGACCTCGCCCGCCGTCAATTTCTCGATGGCTTCGACTACCTTGCGACGCGGCACCGCGTATTCGGGGTCGTCGACTTCCGCGATCCAATGGCTAAGCGTCTGGCGCGACACAGAANNCCCCATGAACTCGCCCAGCTCGCGCGCGAACGCCGCCTTGTTCTTGTTCGCGAGGAATTCCCGAAGGCTCAACATGTACCGTTTTCCCGAGACAGGACCACACAACACCTAGTGGGTTTCTCTATGTCCCAATTAGCGGTACTTAAGTCAAGTGTCTTTGGTCGCTACGTCCCGGAACGAATATCTTCACGCGACCAGCCCGCGCGCGATAGTCGCGCCTATGGCGAGGCGCCCAAGAACCCTGACGCAACGCGATAGACCCAATCGCATCGCCGAATGGCGCACGTTGCGCGGCCTCTCACAGGAAGCGCTCGCCGACCGCATGCAGTCGAGCAAGCAAACAGTCCATCGGCACGAAAACACCTCCGATGTTTCACTTGCGGCCATGATCCGTTACGCCGCCATCCTCGACGTGCGCGTCGAAGAGCTGCTTGCTGATTCCATGAGAATCCCACCCACACTCTCGACGCTGGTCAAAATCGCCGACAAGCTGAAGCCAGAACAGCAGGCGCTACTTACTCGGCTGGGCAATCAGATTGCTCAACCGGAGAACCTGACCAACGGCGACACCCCACCCGCCAGCCAGGCCAACTAACCACCCAACTCCGCCACGCTCACCCCCAGAATCACCAGTTTTGGGGGCATCAAGAGCCCGTCAATTAATCCAACATCGCAGGTGCGAATTGTCTCGCAATGCGAGATTTGCTGTGCATAGCTTTTATATGTCCCAATTAGCGATACATAGAGCTTGACCGTCTGTCCCATTCTATGGGACGTAACGCCACCAACTACACGGTGGACATCAGATGGCACGCAACACACCCACTCTCGCCGACCGCGTTCAGACCCTCCGGGCCGCACGCTTCCCCAGCGTGCGACAGGCGGTCGCGGCGAGCGCCAAAACCAAGAACGCGGTTCCCCTCGCGACGTGGACCGAGATCGAGAACGGCACCAACACCAATCCCAAGCTGACCGCCCTACTCGGCATCGCGCAAACCATTGGTTGCAAGCCTTCGGAATTGCTGGAGGCACAACCCGCGCACGCCGTGCGCTCGATCCCGCTGCGCAAGATCGCACCGAACCCGAACAATGTGCGCCAGATCGCGGCGAGCGACGAAGAGCTGGACGACCTCGCCCGCAGCATCAAGGAACACGGCCTGCTGCAGCCGATCACCGTGAGCCAGCGCGGCCCGAAGGCCGACGAGTACATCATCATCCTCGGGCAGAACCGCTACTTCGCTACGGCGCGTGTCCATGGATGGGATGGCTCGATCGACTGCGTCGTGCGCGAAATCACCGACGAAGAGAGCGCCATGCTCATGCTTGCCGAGAACATGGTGCGCATCGACATGCAGCCGCTCGACGTTGCGAACGCCCTCGCCAACGGCCGCCAAGACCCACACCACCCAGCAGCTCGTGAACGCCACCGGCAAGAGTCCGCGCTGGGTCCAGGAAATGGTGCAGGTCGGCAACAACCTCTGCGACGACGCGCGGACCTATCTGCAACAGGGTCACTTGAAGATCAGCCACGCCGTGATCCTCGCGGGCATCAAGGACAAGGGAGAGCAGGCGGCCCTCGCCGTCTATGCGACCACCCTCACCGAGGAAGGCCTGCGCAAGCTGGTCGCCGAGAACAAGGCGAAGAAGGCCGCGCCGTCGCTCCCCATCGTCCTCGCCGACGATCCGCCTCCCGCCAACGACAAACTCCCCGGCTCCGGCAGCGTACCGCCGGAGCCACCGCCGCCGGCACCTCCTGCACCCCCAAAGCCGGCGGCGGCCCCTACCATCCCGACGAACGGTCCCGCCCAGGTCGTCTCGCCGGACGCCGTCACGCATCTGCCGCCGGCCACGCTGACCCGCGTCCGGCGCACGCTCGAATGGGACAAGACCGACGCCCTCGCGCTGGCGAACAGCTTCCTTGGCGTGGTGTTCGTGCCGGGCGGCGGCCCGGTCAAGGAAGTCCTGCAGGCCAGATCGTGGCCGGCGCTTTGCGCCCTAGTCGAACAGCACTTCCCCGACAGCGATTTCATCCATTCGGAGAATGCGTGGCAGGTCGACATCGACGGCCTGCCCACCTTCGCGGCCTTCGGCGGCCTCACTCTCGTTCGGGCGGATGCGTGATGGAACTCCGCGTCAACCTCACCGACGCCGAGGCCACGGCGCTCGCTCAGATGGTGAAGCGCTTCGGCCTCCACCACGCCAAGCAACTCGCCAGCGAGTTCACCACCTACGACGGCCTGCCGGAACACGACATGATTCTCGAAGTGATCATGAAGGTGCAGCGGGCGCTCGAAGCCAGAGGATGCAACCCGCGATGACCAGCCCGACAACGGAGAGCGAATTCATCCTCACGGCCGAAATCCCTTCGCTGTTCCACAAGGGGCCGCGCTGGCTGGAGCGCAACTTGAAGAAGCTACGGGAGGAAGGCTTTCCGGAGCCCGTCTCGCGCGGCGTCTATCTTCGAGAGGCCGTCGTGAAGTTCCGCGACAATCGCGGCCGAGCCCGTCTCGAGCCCGAGGTTCGCGCCCTCCCGACGACGACGGCGAAGGACGTGCGGCAGCGCATCCTGCAGACCTTGGCGCACGGCCGAGGCCACGCCGCGCGATGACCTCGCTCTTCGCCCCGCGCGCCGCCCAGGCCGGCAAGCCCACGCACGACGAGCTGCGGAACATGGCGGCCGACATGCGCGGCTTCCACTACCGCGTCGCCGACAGCATGGCGCTACTGGCCCGGCTGGTCGCGACGGACGCCGCGAAGTACCCGGCGGGCCTCAATGCCGTGATCGTCGAACGGCTCGACGACGGACGGTGGAGCTTCGTCTGGAACGGCACCGCCGTCCCGGTCACGACGCCCGCTCACACCACATGGAAATGCCCGCCGCTCACCGTCTGGCCGCGACACGCCAAGACGTTCGAGGCGGGCCTGCCCTCCGGCCACTGGAGCGATAGCGCCGGCTGGCAGGACTTCGAGGCGGACTGGCTGCACGCCCTCGAAACACACGTCGCCGCACGCGAACCGCAGCCGACCCAGCAGCAGCAGGAGACAGGCTCGTGACAGCATCGCAACCCAGCGCGCTCGCACCCAGCGCCATCGCCGACGTGATCAAGGAACGATACCGCCAGATCACCGAGGAGCGCGCGAATTCAGCCCTCGACGACCAGCACACCGAACTGCAGCTCGCCCGCGCGGCAGCCGCCTACGCTCTCCACGGCGCGGTGTGGGCCGGTGTATTCGGCGACCAGGCCAACGCGATCGCCAAGATTATCGATCCGCTTTGGCCCGACGACTTCACCGACATGAAGCCCCAGGAGCATCGGCGAAACTGCGTTCGCGCCGCCGCCCTCCTTCTTGCCGAGATCGAACGCCTCGACCGCTTCGCCGCCCGGAGAGCCGCATGAGCCGGCCCGCCCTTCGCTTCACCAAGGAGCGCGTCGACCGCATGCTCATCGCCAAGATCGGCGAGCGCGCCGAAGAGCTGGAGCTGGTCAAGACCCACGGCGAACGGCTCGCCCTCGAACTCGACATCAACGCGGTCCACAGCAACGGCAACCCGCTCCGCCTCGCCGACCTGCTGTCCGCCAACACGTTCGGCTTCACCCACGACGTGACCGGCATCCGCCGCCACATCGACCGCCGCACCGGGCAGCTCAAGAACTGCTTCCTGCCCCGCTACAGCCAGCCGGAGCCTGTCGACGCATGAGCTACGACGATCGCGACCTGAAAGACACGCTCGGCGATGCCCCCATCGAGCCCGAGTACATCGAGAAGATGAACCAGCTCGCCCGGTTCATCGACCAGCGGTTCAACGGCCTCGCCAAGGGCAAGCGCCGCAAGGCCGGCTTCGTCCTTCTCGTGTTCCCGTTCGGAGACGGGCACGGCGACCGCTGCAACTTCATCAGCAACGGCGCGGACCGGCACGACATCGCCGTCCTCTTTCGCGAAATGGCCGCCCGCTTCGAGGGCATGCCGGAAGCGAAAGGCACAGCATGACCCGCGCCGACCATCGCCGCCGCGTCCGCCGGCTCAACGCTGCCCGCCTGTGGCTGCGCATCGCCTCGCTGTTCGGCCTCTTCCTTGTCGTGGTCGCGCTGCTCGACCAGATCGGCAAATTCATCCGGGGCGTCGCATGACCGGCCGGGAACGCCGCCGCATCAACGGCCTGCAGCGCCTCGCCGGTGAATGCTGCCGCTACGGCGGCAACAACCCCGCCAAGCGGCGCACCCTCCTGCCCCGCGTGCTGCGCACGCTGGGCTACGACATCGGCCACTACCTGCACCAGGGCGAAATGCGGCTCATGGCGAAAGCACCGGGCGACACCGAGTTTTTCTCGGCACCGGAGATCCTCGACGACCTCCGCAGCATCGCCGACCTGACGCCGTGGCCCTTCGAACTGGTCGGCACCGACCGTTATTCATGGTCCGCCCGCGTCCAGGCGCGCGGCGGTTTCGTGCATGGCCGATTCCCGGCCTCGACCCTCACCGCGGCGCTCCTCCTCTGGAGCAACCCGCAACGCTCCGGCATCGACCTGCCGCCGCTCGGCGCAGCCGTCGAAGCCTTTCCCTTTCCGCTCGACCAGTAGGGGCCGACATGCACGAGCTGGTCAGCCTCATGTTGTGGGCCGTCGTCCTCGGCGCGTGCCTGTCCGTCGTCCTCTTCGCCTGCATCCTCATGATCGGACCGTAAGCATGAACACCGACACGAAGAGCAGCGCGTCCTCGCCCACGATCCTTGGGGATGGGACGAAACCGAATATTACCTGCTACGCGACAGCTTCGTCCGCGTTCGCAGACCCCATGCCTGCCAGTGCTGCGGCCACGAAATCCGACCCCGGCATGCGCGTTCGAGCCCGCGCCGAGATCAACTTGGACGATCAGCAGAAGGGCACCTTCTACTGGTGCATCCAGTGCTGCGAGGCCATGGCTCGCGCAAGCCACGATGCCGGCGAGTCGTTGGAGCATCGCTACGCAATGGGCCAGAAGAAGGCCGGCAGTATTCCATGGGATGCCTGACGCCATGAACTGCCCGAAGTGCGACGCAGACATCAGCGACACCTACGAATCCGACGACCCATCGTGCGGCATCACCGCAGGATGGTTCTGCGACGCCTGCGACTTGGCAATCGCCGAATGGGAATACCCCCGCGATCCACTGCCCGACGACGTGGGCCTCTTCGTGCGCGATCCGACCGAGCCGTTCGGCACACCGTTGTCCGAACTGTCCGGACAGCCAGGACCGAAGAACGATCCGACCCATCCGGATCATCAACGTTACGAGAACTTCAAGCGCACCGCGCGCTCATGGGGGCACGAGTGACGAGCCTCATCTCTCCCGACGAACTCCAGATCACGAGCTATCCCGCGCAGCGCCAGGGCGGGCAGCAGGTCGGCTCCGGCCCGGCGGGCGTACGCATCGAGCATATGCCGACCGGCCTCGTCGCCATCTGCACCAGCGACCGACACTCACAGCACAAGAACCGCGAGATCGCTCTGCACATGATCGAGGCCGCTTTGACCCATCCGAGGTTCCGGCCATGAACCTCTTGCCCTTCCCCAGCCCGGCCGCCAATGATCGCCCTTACTCCCATCGGGAGCATCGGAGGCGACCGCCCGTGAAGATCACCGCCCGTTGGATGACGCCGCGCACGAACGGCGACGGCTCGCGCCGCTTCTACTTCCAGCCGCGCACCCAGGACATCAGGGGCAAGGGCTGGCGCGTCGTGCCGCTCCGCGACGCGGCCGGCGGCATGATCCGGGACGAGAAGCGGGCCGCCGCCGCCTGCGATCCCTTCGCCCGGCTTTACGATGGCTGGCTGCAGGGCCTGCCGGGCCACGAGCCGGGCCGCATCGTCATACCCGACCGGGGGCCGGCCTACGTCCAGGAGGCCTCCCAGGAGCCCGCAGCGGGCCGCCAGAGGGTATCCGAGCGCCAGTGGCCCGCCGGCACGGTCGGATCGGTCGTGCAGGACTACGAGGGCTCCCGTTACTTCGAGAAGCTATCCCCCGGCTCCCAGGACGATTACCGCTATACGAACGGGCTGGTCGTCGAGGCATGGGGCGACACGCCGTGGCGGGCACTGGACGAGGGCGAGCTGGCCGAATGGCTGGAAGGGATCATGGAGGTAAAGCCCCACATGGGGCATCAGATTTACCGGCAGACCCGCGCCGTGTTCGGCAAGATGCGGCTCATCCACAAGAAGAGCCACGCCAACCACATTCCCAAGGGCAGCAACCCTTGGTCCGCGCTCGACCTCACGACGCCGGACAGCAAGCTCATCGTCTGGAGCGAGGAGGCGGTGACGGCTTTTGTCACCCACTGCGATCTGAATGGCGCCCCCTCGTTCGGCGACGCCGCCCTCTTCATGTCGTGGATCGGCACCCGCCGCCAGGACTGGAGCCGCTGGCCGCGCGACTTCTTCGACCGCGACCTTGTCGGCTTCCGGCCGACCAAGACCCGCCGCAGTTCCAACGTCTCCGTCGTGATCCCGTGGACCATCCGTCCCCGAGCTGCGCACCCGGATCGAGGCCGCGCGCGATCGTCTGGAGGAGATCGAGGAGACGGTGCGCCCCTCGACGTTCTTCTACGACGACACCAACAACCGGCCGTGGACGGAGAAGCGGTTCGGCCAGCGGTTCCGCGACCTCCGCGACAGCTTCGCCGCCAAGCACCCCGCCTTCCGCGTCAACTACATGGTGGAGCTGGTGCCGTCCGACCCGTTCCTGCTGCCCACCATGTCGCTCACGGCGCGGAGCTGGCGGCACACCGCGATCACGCTGCTGCTGGATCGCGGCGCATCGCCCGACGAGATCAGGCCGATTACCGGCCACACCGAGCAGGGCATCAAGACCATCGAGAAGAACTACCGGGCACTCACCGCCAACCAGGCCGCCCGGACACTCGGCAAGCGCACAGGCCCTGCCGAGATCGTGCCGTTGAAGGAGGCGCAGTCCTAGCGGCAGCCGCAGCTCTGCTTGCCGCTTGCCGTCGCGTGGCAGTTGTACGCCGTGCCCGGCGGGCACTTTGCCCAGGCGAGGCTCGCATAGCCTGTAAGGGCCGCCAGGGCCGCAGCAATCGCCAATGTCTTGTGCATCGTTCACTCCCACAGTTGAAAGCGGAAACACGATACACGCGCACGGCGTGCGCGGCGAGAGGGTCTTGCAGGCGCGTTTTCTAACGTCGCCCGCGAGCCCTTCTAACTTTCGCGTTCTGTTCCTGTGGGCTAACCGGCTAAGTCTTTGAAAAGACTGGTGAGCCCGGTGGGGTACGATCCCACGACCCTCTGATTAAAAGTCAGATGCTCTACCGCTGAGCTACGGGCTCTTTCCGGTTCCGCGCCGCGGGCTTCTTCGCCGCGCGGCGCCCATATAAAGTGCGGGGGGCCGATGGTCAACGAGGCCTCTCCCGGCCTCACTTCTTGCCGAATTTGGCCTTCAGGCGCTCGAACACCTTCTTGGACACGAATTGCGACGTGTCTCCGCCCAGCCGGGCAATATCCTTCACCAGGGAGGAGGCGATGAACTGGTGCCGGTCGGACGCCATCAGGAAAATGGTCTCGATCGCAGGCTCCATGCGCGCATTCATGTTGGCCATTTGAATTTCGTACTCGAAATCCGAGACGGCCCGCAGCCCGCGGATGATGAGCGATGCCTTCACGTCGCGCGCAAAGTGGATCAGCAGCCCCTCGAACGGCACCACCGTGATCCGATCGCGTCGGCCTGTGGAAATCCGCGATGTCCTCGTTGATGATTTCGATCCGCTCTTCGAGCGAGAAAACGCGGGCCCCTTGCCCACGTTGATACGTGCGGGCCGATCACAAGCCTGTCGACGAGGCGCAGTGACGCGCCGG